CTTGTCGGCGATAAATTTTGTGCGTTTCTTAATTCTCTTTCTTCTCTTGCTCTTCTTTGTGCTTCTGGATCATTTGCCATTTTGTAAGCATCATATCCTTCTCTTGCTCCGATATATGCTCCGCCTAAAGTCACTGCACCCATGGCTATATTACCAGCATTACCCGCAACAAAGCCACCGACACCTTTTGCCATTCCTTTTGCTTTTGATACTAAACCACCACCGGCAGTGCCGCCAACTTTTTCCGTTGTTCCACTAATATACTCAGTAACTTCAGCACTGGGTTTTGTCCAACCTCCAGTTGTCGGTGTTTTTACTCCTCCTCTACCACCCCTAGAAGGTAAATTCAATCCACCAGTGACAAATTTACTTACGAGCCACGCTGTGAATCCTGCCATCGCAAGTTCAAATCCTACCATTACAGTAGCAAGACCAACAAAAGCCATTTTAAGATTTACTTTCACACCACCCAATTCAGCAATTGGTTCATTTAGAATTGTTGTTAAGAAGTCTTTGAGTGCAAAGTATATTTGCTGAACAGCATTTTTAAAATCAGGATCACTAATCATGTCTCCAAGCATTCTCAAACCACCAGCAATTCCGTTTGCAATAATTGTGAATAGTTTGACTACGCCAGTGACAATCGCATCTTTGTTATCATTTAAAACATTTCCAATAACTGTGAGTGATGCCAACAGCGCATTGAAGATTACGCCAATTACTGAAGAAATTACTTTCGATATGCTTTTCTGGTTTTCAGAGTTACCTAAAATGGTTTTCAAAAAATCAGATGCTATTGAAAGACCATTAGCAATTGCACCAAGAACGGTTTTAAGAACGCCCGCTATTGAGTTTATAACTTCATTATCTTTCAACAGATCAGTTAAAAATTTGGTACCTTTTTGAATTAGATCGGCAATACCTACAATTACTTTTTTTACAAAATTAGTAATGCCTTCCATCACACCAGGTAAACTTAAAAGTTTACTGGCGCCGATTGCACCAAGACCCAATAGAGCAAATTTAAAGATGTTAGTTAAACCATCTTTGATTGTTTCCAAAAAACTTTTTTTGTTTGGCTCAAATGCTTTTTTGTCTTGCTTGGTAGGTTTAGTTTTAAAGTACCTTCTGGCGTAAGATAATGCCCTTTCTTTCGTCTTCTCAAAAGCGGCTGCTTTTTTTTCTTGATCTTGAATTTTTACAAGAGAGAAAAGACTTGCTTTAATTGAGGATACGTCTTTTGCGATGTTTGGTAAAAATTTACCCAAAGGGTCGGCTTTAGACAATCCGATTTTGGATTTCATATTAGTGGGTTTGTATCGACTTGATTTAGATGACGCTTTTTTTGGATCTGTTGGAACCCATAAAAGTCCATTCCATATCATGCCAACTGGTGAATTGTCTGCCATTAATTTTTACCTTCTACCTGCCGCTGATGCTCTGTTTTTTTCGTCTTTAATTCTTTCTCTTTCTTCTTCCAAGTGCTGCAACAATAAATCAATGTATGCTTGTTTTTCCCAAGGTATCATACTATCCAATTCAGTCAAACTATATTTGTGATGCTGCATAAGTGCAAAGTTTGTTTGAAAATAATTGGACAAATTATCATGACTAAAAGCTATACGAAAAAACTTTGGATTCCTTCAAGTTGTAGTGTTTCGTGATAGCCACATTTATCGCATTTAAAATCCACATCTTTTTTCATTTTGGGCAAACTATTAAAGAATGCTGAGATTTTTTCTAAGTCTGTTTGTTTCAAGTTTTCAATAAACTCTGTGAGTTCTTTTTTGCTACTATCTTTTGCTGGATATATTTGCTCTTCGTCGTAAACATAATCGATACAAGCAACAATAATATCAAGAACCTGATCAAGATTTTCAGTATCTAAAGATGCCACATCCACACTGCCGAAAGTTGGATATTTTAAAACGATACCAATCTTGTCATTGATTTGAATCTTGTTAGAGTGTTCGGTGTTTACAGTCGGCTTTATATCCAAAACATTGACATCAATCTTCACAACATTACCACATTTATTTTCTTCTGTGATGTCGTTGTTGCAGGTGAATCTAAGGGTAACAACTTCACCTACCGATCTTGCTCTCAGTTGTAAAAAGAGATATTCAATGTCAAATGTCGCTAGATTATCAACATCAAGATCATCCAAAATACAATTTCTCAATACTTGTTTGATTGTGTTGATTGTCTCTTTAGGATCATCAGATTCATTTGCCATCAAAAACAATTTTTGTTCTTTGACCAGAAATGGTCTAAATCTGACAAGTTCTCCATTCGAAATCAAATGAGTTTCATAAATCGGTATATCTATTTTAGGTAACATAATGTCCTCATTAAAAAATTAAAATGTTCTAAACAATGCTCTACCACCACCAACCGCAAGATTCGTAATTGCTTCGCCAGCATTAACTTGACTCTCAAGAATCGGTTCATATCTTTGATATGCGAACTGTACAGAAAGTCGATGGAAACTATCATCACCCCAACTCAGTTGTTGTGCAGCAATATTAATAGGAAATGCATCAATCATTTTGACGCCAAAAATTTGTGTTACTTCATCGTTATATTGTTTGACTGTTATCTCAGTCATGTACTTTGAATTTTCGCCTTTAGGAAAACGCAAATTGTTTGTGTCGGTTGGCATGATTGCTTCCATCCAACGTTCAAATAATTTACGCTCATAGAAATCGTTTGTACAAATAAATGTTAATGTTGTTTCTGCGTACTGAACTTGATAAGGCACTTTAAATACAGGACCATAAATTTTAACATCGTCAGTAACAAAATTTTTGCCTGGCAATTCTGCCGATTCACATTGCAATGCCAGATAACGTGTCATCGTAGGATTGGCACTTCTGCTTGCTTCAGTTCCAGAACCGATTGCATTGTTAATAGCATCGGTAACATCTGCCATAATTGAGTTGGGCAAATTCAGAATTTTTTCTATCAAAGAGTTCCTTACGAATTGTGCAATGTAAGGTGGTATAGGTAATATTACCTGAAACCTTGAAGGTCTTGCCAATCCACCCTTTGCGTTGACATTCGATAGAAATGAGTTTGGTGAAAATGCCATTAAAATTTGTCCTCTGAGTCTGACCAGACTTTGCTAGCCGTTGCTTTTGCAAAAGATTCCACAGGCAATAGAGCAGCGATGTCCCATTCATCGGCATTTATTTCTAAAAATCTAGATTGAACGTGTCCAGATAAGTATCGTTTGATACATGGAGTCGCTTCATAGATTTTAGATGCTCTTTTCAAAAAGTCGTAACTAATTCTAAATCTTGTGGTTTCATCATAATCACGGTTATTCAAAATTGTACTTAACTTGTCGAGAAGAATGATTCGTCGCTTTGGGTGAATGTAATGTAAATTCAACCCTAAAAAGCCGTCTGAGTATCGTTCTATTGGAATAACCAATGGGAACCTATCGTAATATGGCAACGAATCTTTCGTCTTTGGATCATAATAGTAAAAGTACATACGACCAATGATAGACTGATTTTTTAATCGTTCACGATCACGCATTAAATCACCCTTAGTGGGCCTGAGTGTCGGAACTTTGGACTTTAGCCAAGCACGTGCCTCACGTGAACGTGGAGCATATCCTGATTTTGCAAGGGATTCCTTAATTCTATCAATAAGTCGTTTCGCCATCTTATATTTATCTGATACCCAAATGCTTTTCAGTCAAAATCTGAAACTGCCACCCGTGATCTTTGCAAAATTCTTCGGCAGCATACCATTTAGCTTTGTTGATTTCGTAAGTGATGGCTTCTTGGAGATATGTTTTTGTCTTGCGTTTTTGTGTTGGCGGTTGAGTTTGTTTCTCTGGTTTGACCTCTATGATGTAAGTCATCACTGTACCATCTGCTTTACGCATCTTGGCAATAAAGTCTGGGAAGTAACGATGCTTCTTTTTGTCAACTGGGCTATAATAGGGTATAGGCAACTCTTCCGAACCCCACCAAATGACGTTCGGATTCTCATCTAAATAATTCATTACCTTTATCTCCCACGTAGACCTATAGATGATATTGTTTGCATCACCCTTATATTTCTGTGGGTTTTTCGGTCTAAATCTTCCTTTATTTGACATAAATACTATCTAGTCAATCTAAACAGGAACTCACATGGC